TTTTGGTCCAGTTACTCCAGTTGGTCCCGTAGTACCATAAATATTACTTATATACCCATTTTCGCCTACAAGGTAAGGAAATCTCGCATAGTTTGAAACTTGTGTTTTATTATATCCTCCTGCATTTTTCCATGATGATGCTGACATTTAAATACTTTTATATATTATACAGTATTATATTCTATATGATATAACTAAATTTCGTACTTATTGGTATTTATATTTACCATATATTATTCTATTCTCATAATGTAAGCCAAAGCATAGTATGGAGGCATATATGGTTGACTACCACCCGTTGTGGTTGCTGTAAATGATATATTAGCAGTTGCAGAATTTGCTCCTGTTATTCCTGTTGAATAATTTTGTATAATTACATTTGAAAGTTGCGGTTCCACTGTTGCTGATCTATTTGGTCCAGTAAAACCTGCATAACCATTATCATTATTAGGCGGATTAAACCCCCCTCCACCAAACCAAAATTGATGTCTATGGGGGGGGTCATTAACAACATGATTATGTGTAACATCGGTAATACTATGACTATGACCTGAGTCAATAATAGTTATACCATGGTTGTGTGATGGAAGATTACTAACCGAAATAAATGAAGAACCACCTGCAGTACTAACAGGATAACTTGGTCCTGTACAAAGTATGAATTTATTTCTTAAATCTGGTGTTGGTATACTGTTATATGTTCCTCCGTCACATAAAGCCCAGTATGGTGGTGCAACTGAACCTGTCCACATAATTATTCCACGTATAGGAACACCGCCTGGCCCCGTGGGTCCTGTGTACCCCGTGTATCCTGTAAATCCAGTATATCCCGTTACTCCCGTATACCCCGTATAACCTGTATATCCTGTAAATCCCGTGTATCCTGTTGGTCCTGTATACCCCGTATATCCTGTATATCCTGTCGGACCTGTTGGTCCTGTTGGTCCTATAATACCGTCAACATTATCTATATACCCAAACTTACTTACAAGGTAAGGAAACCTACCATAGTTTAAAATTTTTGTTTTATCATATCCTCCAACGCTTTCCCATGATGACATTTTTAATACTTTTTATATACTATATAGTATTATAATCTATATAATATAACTAAATTTGAAAATTATTAATACTTTATACGTTAATAATTTTTTACTTATTATTTATTACTGTTATTTAGTTACGATTTCGCTTATTTGATTTTGATTTCGTTTTCATTTTAGTTTTTCTTACGACTTTCTTTTTCATTTTTATCTTTTTGCCTTCCACCCTACTACTTACTCTACTCATACTCATAGGAACTAAGTGTATTGGTTCCTCACTAGATTCCGGTACTATTTTTGCCTCATGTAAGGGAGATAATTTATTAAGCATTACTGGTTTATTAGAACAGCCTTTTTTATAAATGTATTCTACTTTCGGTTCCTGAATAGACCCTACCATCCTAATAATCGGGACACCAAAATTTTGCGCTATTACTTGCGGTTGATGAGGCGGTTCTGGTATATTGCGAAACTCTTGCAAAAGGCGTGTTTTCAAATCTTGTTTTGCGGCTGGATATGCTAATATATTCATGATTTGCGAGTTAGTAAGGTTAGCATGTTTTTTTACACCATTCACATCTGTATCAACATGCCAGTGTTCGCCATCACGCGATACCGCTTTCATCATTGATGAAGATGTTGTTATCGAACCGTTTACTTGGTCTGTCGTAGGGGAAACTGACGAAACAGAAGAAAACGGATAAGGTGTAGGCGTTCTGTAAAAACTGTCTTTCGGTCGTAATCTTTTGGTTTTTGGTTTGGTATTTGTTTTAGTTTTTGATTTATTTTTGTACTTTCGTTTAGCGCTACGTGTTTTTTTAGACATATTATATTATATAATATATTATAGAAATATATTATAGAATTTATATATAAAATGCAGAATTTTAATAAACAACAACCAAAGCTAAAAATAAATATACCTAAAACGCCCCAAACCATATTTATAAAAAATGGACATGAAACTAATGCACTAAAAATTAAACAGGAAGTAAAAAAAAACACCATAACCGCAAAACATATAGATGAATTATACTCGAAAACATTTTTAGACGACTACTTTGCGTTATAGATACTTACTGCAAGTATAATGTGTATCGAAAAGTATACATATTATACCGACTTGTTATAAATATTGTTGTTGGGCTTTTTTATTATCTTCTTTCTTATCTTGTTCCTTATAATTTTCATCTTCATCATAGTCTGTAATAAGGTCGGTTGATATTGTTGAACCACTTGAAGAGTCACTTATTTTTTCTTTTGTTGCCGAAGAATATTTTTCATTAAACTCATGCAACTGTTTAGCGAAATCTCTTGCAGTATTTTCGTGCTCAATAGTTTTACGAAAAGGTCTCATAATATCTCTAAGATTTTTTAGCCCCAAATCTTCATCAAAACTACCACCTCGTTCTTGATACAATGGAAATAAAGGTTCCTTATTTATTTTACTTATACCGAATAGTACTTTTCTAATTTTTACTCTTTCTGCATCTGTTTCTTTAATATACTGTTCTATCATATCTTTACTACATGTTGTTTCTTTTGCTGAATCTGATATTAATGCGCCTTGTGTACATAAAGAAAAAATGTTATATATTTGTAATGTTCTATATATAATCGAAGATATAAGTAGTTTCTTAAAATCGGGACTACTTTTAACGCTAATATTTTTAGTCATTAAGAGTTTAAAATTGCGACTATTTATTAAGTTCATTTGAGATACATTTAATACAATATTAAATTCACCAAGAAGTATTGAAAAATATAGTCCAAGTCTGGTAACTTCTTCGTTTAACTGGTTTGTAAATCTTTTAGAGTTAAACTTCATTGTTCTATAAAACTTTTTCATTTTATCCCATAGTGAAATTTTTATATCTATATCTTCCGGTTCTTTTTTACTATACTGGTCTACATTAGTGTTTTCCAGTAGTTGTTTTGCTTCTTCGGTTTCAACATCTTTTGCTTCTAATTGCAGTTTTTGTTCAGATGTAACTTTAGATTCTTCTATTTCTTTTTTTATTTTACCTATGTCTTCAATACTTAATAACTTATCAAATTTACTAAATATCCGCTCTAAACATTTATTTACGTCTTTTGTGTCAATAAAAAATTGGTACTGTTGGCTTATTTTAATAGCCACTCTAACCATAATATCTATTTTTTGCAATAATAAAATAAAGTCATTCATAACGTGAAGCATTGTATAGTAGTTGCTATATGCTGCTTTTATTTTAACATAAGCATATATTCCTACCGCAATTAACACGAGTGTTGCTCCGCTTGAGGCAACTGCAGCGAATGTTGTTGTTCCTATACCTAAACCAACAACCGCCGATACTACGATAGGATTAGAAACTAACCTATATGCTACCTCACCTAAAGTAACCGCTGTGGCTAACGCAACGGCATGTTTTGCTGAAACAACTGATTGGTTTACCAAATCACGACTATCAACATTGGAACTTTTTACTTTATCGGTTGTTGGAGGGTTAGTTTTACCCCCTTGACCTCCATGTTTCGTGCTATATTTGTTTTTGTATGACTTTTTCAACCATTTTAAAAATATTTTTTTGTTTTTTAGTTTTCTCGTTTTTTTCATTTTATATTTACTTTATAAAAAAATAATTAACTTATAATATTTACTATTATTTAATACAGTACTATGCTCAAATACATAATACTAAAAACCCCTTAACTTTATTGCGGAAAAAATACCCCACCCTAGTCCTCCCAAAAGCGATGATGTTTCTTTTTTTCAAATCTTGAGGTCGTTTTTTGAAAATGGACAAAAATAAATGTCCATTTTTGAAAACCGGGGGTAGACTTTTGAAAAAAACATTGAATTCATCACTCAGACCATAATGGTCTAAATCGCATTTTTAAGTTGAAAAAAACGTGACGATAAATTTTTCGAAAAACATATTTCGTAAAGGACTTAAGAATTATATCTGTCATATACATTAAGGAGAATACAACAAAAGTCCCAAAAAATCCCATCCCGCAAATGAGTACCTTTGAATGTAAAGAATGTGACTATAAAACGTGTAATAAAAAAGATTTTAATAAACACAATGAGACCAAGAAACATAAGAACAACAAATACAACCAACCGGCAACCATTCGCTCCCAAGAGCATAATATGGTCTGTGTATGTGGAAAATCTTATGGATATCGAGCATCTCTGTATAACCATAAAAAGCATTGTAAGATGATTATGCAGTCAGGTATGAACGAGAATACGATAGTTGGTGACAAGATAAATATAACTACGGAGATTTTTATGAAACTAATGAATGACAATCAGGAGATGATAAAGATAATAAAAGAACAGCAGCTTCAGCTTAATACCATAATACCTAAGATTGGTAATGTAACGACGAATAATAACATGACAACGAATATGACGAATAATAATTTTAATTTGAATTTCTTTTTGAATGAGAAGTGTAAGGATGCGTTAAATATATCGGAGTTTATAGAGTCGCTTAAAATAACTTTAGAGGATTTGCAGTATTCGCGCTCGAATGGTTTAGTTCAAGGAATAAGCAATGTTATGATACGCGGTTTAAAAGAACTCGATATATATAAGAGACCGATACATTGTACGGACGTGAAGCGTGATACCATGTATATAAAAGATAAGGAAAAGTGGGAGAAGGATGAGAGCCATGAGAAAATGAGAAATACGATAATAAAAATCGCAAATAAAGAAAGAAACGCTATTAACTCGTGGGTAGAACAGAATCCAAACTGGTTTGATACTGAAGAAAAACAAATGGAGTACTTGACCCTTATAAATAAAATATGTGAACCGATAGAAAATGACGTAAAAAATGAGAAGAAAATTATTAAAATAATTGGGAAGGAAATTATTTTAAATAAAGATAGTGAAAAGATGTTGAAATATTAAGTCTTAAGTATTAAGTATTAAGTATTAAGTATTAAAAATTAAAAAATCTTTTACTATTATATATAAATACTTGGATCGTATATAAATGTCAGCTTCCGAGTTAAAGAAAACTAAACCAAAATATCCGGAAAACATTGAAGGTACGCATTGTATGGGTAACCACTGGACTGTATGTTGTCCAAATAAACATTTACAGTATGAAAGGTATAAACCAACGAAGGAGGTTATACAGCTACACTATAAAGGTGGTATATATCGCGTATTCATATGTACTAGAAAATGTTCCAAGGATATAACCACCCTTGCTAAAAATAATCCCGAACAGTTTAAAAAAACTTTCATAAAAACAATTAAACCAAACGGAGACCTAGTATTGAAGCACCGCGATACAGGTGTTGTTGCTCAAGTAGCCCAAAAGATAGACACATATAATGATAAAAGTGCTTCAGGTAAAACGAAAAAACAAAAAGGTGGAAATTTTAAATTCTTTGCTCATACACGTAGACGCAAACACAAAAGGAGTTGTGGACATACTTCAAAACATAAAAAAAACTATAGGTAGGTTATTTTTTTTTGATTTTTATTTTATAGCTTCTATTTTCAAGTTAATAACATGTACTTCACAACATATTATTAACGCGGGCTTAAATGTTACAATTTTTCAGCTATTTATGAAGGTT